TGTAAACCCTGTTCCCGGCCAGCGTGTAACCCTATAAGAACCGTTTTCTAGTGTACCTCTTACGTCAAAACAAAACGTTGTGTCTTGCGATGTAAACGTCAGTAAATAGAAGCCCTCTTCTGGGCTGTAAACAGTCCTATAAAACTCTGTTTCATTCTGCAGTAAACGGATAATGTCTTTAGTAATGTTTCCTGACAAACTGTTTATTGGCATTGACTTTTCTTGCACTGTCCTACCAAAACTTCTTAAACCAGTGTAGGACAAAAACAACACGTCAGTACCAGTGTGTTGTACAGTGTCTCTGTCTACGCAGCCTACGCCAGCTACAGTATCAGTAAGAGCCATAGTTGCAGGGGCTTCTGCACCTTCATAAACAACAATACTATGTTTACCAAAGATAATAAGTAGACCGTTATGTGCTGCCAGTGCAACAATCTCGTCATACCCATCAGGCCACACCTTAGACACATCAATAGATCCACTAGTACCGCCAGACCAGTCGTGTCCGATCAACAGGTCTGACCAATAAACAGTAGACTTGTCACTGCTAAAATCTGCAGTCCAAAGACGACCATAGGCTGATATGACTTCATTGCCGTACATAGTAGAAGCAACACCAGCAGCGCCACTAACAGTACTTAGTTTAACTACGGCCGCACCAGCGTTGTCATAAACAAGTGGTTCGTACCCACGTTGAAAAAAGTAAATCTTATTATTAAAGTTTACCATCTTCCAATTGTCAGCAGTAATTGTGTAACTGCCGGGAGTTTCGTCAACCAATGTTGTCGTACCGCTGATAATCTTGTTGTTACCTACAGAGAATATTTTTCTGTTGCCACTACTGTCCTCAAACTCTTTGATGCTTCTGATCTTAGCAGTACCTAGCACAGTTTTGTTTGTTGTTAAAACATTGTAGCCTTTGCGTGACGCAATACGACCACGCTTATCAATTACTGCGTTGTCAGCAATTTCAGCAAACGAAGGGTCTTGTGCTAAAGGAGAATCTTCTGTGTTGATTCCCTTGAAAGCTGGAGCGACAAGATTAATGCTTTGTAATGGTTGAGCCATAGCTACCTCACGGCGTATAGAAGATAGTTTCTTCTGGGTGCTTTTGAGCGTCTAACGCAATAGCGTCCGAAGTGTACTTATCAGCAATATTAAAGTACTCAGGTGCAGACGTACCGCCTGTTTCACCACGTTCACGAGCTAACAGAGCAATAGCCAAATGTATTACAGGCATTGAAGGCACTGTTAACTCGTCTGAGTCTGCTGACAAATCAGCGGTTCTTTTTACGCAGTTAAAACGTATGGTGTACTCTTTTTCAGGAGTTGGGTAAATGTCAATCTGAGTGTCACCACTGCTGTCTACGCCGTTGTACGTGTAGCACGTAGGTGCTCCTGTACGTGGATCAGAAATCAGGTAAGCTTCGTCAAAGAACGTAGCTGTTTTGTACTCCATAAACAAATTAGCTGTATCATTGATTACGTTAAGCGCTTTAATTCTGTTTTGACTGCCAGTTAGCACGTAGTTAAAAACGTCAGCAGTAGTAGTAATCGTCAAAGTAGTCCTAAGTGCTGACCAGTCCCACGAGTCCTCTATAATACGCTTTGCGTCATTTACAAAGTCGCCTACCATTTTGCTATAAGTACTAGAAGAAACAGAAGTTACTTCATCTTCTCTCATTCTTCGTAGTACGTTGTTTACTATATTTAAATATGTCATCTACAAAATCCTAGTAATCAGGAGAAAAGACTGCTCTTAATCTCGTTCTCAACAAACTGGTTTAATACGTCAATAGCTTTTGTTGGTGCCCTGTACTCTACAGCAACAAACGGCTGTCTTGCCCAATCAACACCACCAGTTAACATACCTAAGTCAGTACCTCCGGCTCCACCGCCACCACCTGCAGCGCCACCTCCGGGTGGAACATCAATACAAACACCGTCAACCCCTAATGCTTGGCCGGGAGGGCACGGCTCTGGTTCTGGCTCTGGCTCAGGCTCTAATTCACCACATAAAATAGGATTGTCCGCAGCAAATCCCGGATTGAGACAAGGGTTAGGCTCTGGGTCTGGGTCTGGCTCAGGCTCTATTACTCCTCCGCACTGCAAAGGATTATCCCTAGCGTACTTCTTATCATCACAGGGGTTAGGCTCTGGGTCTGGGTCTGGTTCTATTACTCCTCCGCACTGCAAAGGATTATCCCTAGCGTACTTCTTATCATCACAGGGGTTAGGCTCTGGGTCTGGGTCTGGCTCAGGCTTAGGCCTAGTTACGTCTTCAACGCAAAGTTTTCCAACCTTAGAAAATCCTTCTTTACAAGGACCACACATGCCTTCCTGACCAAAAGTAGTTGAACCTTCATCATTACATATTACAGGCTCAGGTTCTGGTCCGGGTCCGGGTTCAGGCTTAGGTCCCGGCCTAGTTATGTCTTCAACACAACGTTTTCCAACCTTAGAAAATCCTTCTTTACAAGGACCACATACGCCCTCCTGACCATAAGTAGTTGAACCTTCGTCATTACATATTACAGGCTCAAGTTCAGGCCCAGACACAGTACCGGGGTCTGGCTCTACTACAATACTATCAACACATCTTTCAGGGTTGTTTTCTCTGTATACATCATTTTGACAATTACAGTTAGAACCTTGATCGTCTGTTTTTGGTGTAACTCCATCATCACACATTCCAAAATCAGGAGTTGGTGGATCTGTTGTAACTGGTGGTCCGTCTACGCACTCTTTCTTATCAGGGTCGTAGAACTTACCTAGCTTTCTACACTTTGCTTCATAATCCTCAGTTAATTCACTGTCAAGGTCTTTTTTGTCTTCATCAGGATCTCTTATTGGGTCAGTTCCTGCTGTTAGTTCTACACACTGTTCTAATTCAGTATCGTAGTAGTACCCTACTCCATAATCTTTTTCGCATTTTCTGTTGTTTTCTGTCTGTTCTCCTGATAAACCTTCTCCACAAATTTCTGGATTAGCGTCTGCAAAAACTTGGTCAGTATCGCATCTTTCTTGTTGGTCTTGAGGAGAAAGAGGAATACACTCTCCTCCGGTTACTGTACCAGCAGTTAATTCACCTTCAACTTCTACTTGACAGTCGTTTCCTTCTTCTTCAGGAGCAAAGGGCAAGAAAAGATCAGGAACTTCTCCTTCTAGACGTTCTTTAATTTCGTCGTAAAGAGCACCAGCAAGGACACCACCTAATATTGTTCCAAGGTACTCTAAAAGTGCATCTGAATTTTCAAACGGCTCTGTAATCCCTCCAATAATGTCCTGTATTTTTTCTTCAAGCCAAGCACCGGGGTCACCAAGGAAATCTTCAAAAGAATCTCCTGCTGACATTACAGCCTTTCTTAAGTCAGCAATCGAAATGTCTGTTAATCCGGGTGGCAAAGGAATGTCTAAAAAAGGAATTTCAAGAAGTCCCCTAAGATTTACACAGTCCATCCAGCCGTTATAAGTGTCGACAACTCTATACGATATTCCTCCCGGAGTAAACACCGGAGTAGACGTATCGTAAACAACAGATTTTCCTGTCCAGCCTCCAGCATGAGTTTCACGGTCGGCAGTTTGATTAATAATCTGTGGTTCGACTACTTCGTACGTTCTTCTTGGATCAAGCGGGTCTTGTTCTACCCTAGTTGATGTCCCTGTACATTGATGGGAAAACGGATTCATTCCGTCTATAATTGATTTGAACAACGTTTTAACGTCGTCCAAACTATTAGGTATTGCTTTTCCTAAAGTACTTAAGACACTTTCAAAAAGATCAAAATCTTCTATGGTGTAGCCGCTGTCTTCTAAGTACTGCGTAAAGTCTTCCCAACCTTGGCCTGCACGGTCTGCAATGGAAGACAACACATCTTCTATTTCACTAGTGTCTAACTGGTCAGCAAGGTCTCTAATAGCGTTTTCTAGGAAGCTTGGGTCTACGTTAGGAAATCTTTCTTGGAGTTCTTTTAGAAAGTCTTCAAACGCTTGGCCTTCTAAACCAGCAGCTTCTTTAATTTGATTTAGTAGTTCATCAAACTCATTACTTAGTCCAGCCCTAAGCATTGCTTGAGTTAGCGTGTCTAAATCAATTTCACCATTTAACGCTAGTTGCGTAGCGGAGTTTACAACCCCTTCCCTAATTGCTGCGTCAAATGCGGCAATTCCTGTAGAAGGAAGCTGTGATAAAATAGATTCTGCTGTTGCAGTGTCTAACAAACCAGAGGCGACAGCAGAGGCTATTATGCTTTTTAAGTCTAAATCAACGCTTTCGCCACTGATTAAACTTGTCCCTACTTGTGCAACAGCAGCGTCTATAGCGCTTGCTATAATAGTTGCTGAAGTCTCGCTTAAATTAAAAGCAGCGGCTACAGACTTTCCAAGACCTAAAGCATTTACAGTAGCGCCTGTTACATACCCAAGAGTAAGCCTGTTTGCTAACCGCATTGCAAATTCAAAAAAAGAACCAAAAGTATCGTCCCCTTCGTGAATTTCAGTAGCGGTTAAGCCATTAAATACGTAAACGTCGCCTTTGCCTAATACAAACTTTGTTTCTAAACCACGGTCAATAACAAGTTGTTGGTATTCAGGAAGAGCAAGCATTGCTTCAAATGCTGCATTAGCCGCTGCCAAGTTTGCAGTCTCTGCGTCAATTCTTGCACCGCTGCCGCTTCTAGCGTCTTCGTCTTCAAGATTATAAAAGTCAGCAAGGGCTTGATTGCTGTCAACTAAGTTACGAAAAGCGTAACCTTCCCACCAAGCAATTTCTGGATGTTCTTCTGCAAGGTTTAAAAGATTGTCTAAATAACCTAAGTAATTATCAAAACTTCCAAAGGATTTCTGGGCATAAGTATCTTGTGCAAAACGGTCTGCTAACTCTTCTTCAGTAAGCATTTCCACAGACAAGCCGTCTAGTGGTCCTCTGCTTTGCCCTGTATTTAGGTCGTCAGTGCGCCTTGTGTATACATAAGGGTATAACCGACCACCGCTTTGTCCAGAGTCGTCTTCTGGTTCTGTTTCTGGCTCTGGAGAAGGTTCAACAGGAGTAGTAACCTCTTCTTCCAAAACACACATTCCAAGGGTTTTGTCGAAATAAAAACCTTCTGGACATTCTTTTTCTTTTTCTTCTAAAACAGACTCTTCTTCTGGTTCTTCACCATAAGCGCCTGTTATAACGTCTCCTTTTGAATACGGCCTTTCTCCGGGCTGAGTACCTGTGTATTCGTTAAAGTTGTTTTGAAAAACAGTAAATTCATTTTCTGTCAATAGGCCGCTACGGTACGCAGTACCAGCACCGCCATAAACATAAGAACCTGAGTTTAATTGGTTCAATAAGGTATTCAAAACATTTAAAGCCATTCTTTACTTCTTCCAGTTAGCTAAACCACGAATACCAAATGATGCTGCAACAGCAGCCCCCAAGAAACCTTTGTACCAATCAGGCATACCGTCTAAAGCAGCAAACCCTTGCATAACTACAGGCACCATGCTAGGGAAGAACGCAAGAATACATGGTACTGAAAACAAGATAGTAAACCATTCGTCTTTCCATGAACTGCTTGCGTTGTTTGCATGAATATTTTCCCAATTAGCGTCTTGCTGAATAGCTACCATCTTACGCTCATGGATAGCCTTCTTTTCTTCTGCCCTGCGCTCTAAATAACCACCAATAAGGTCAGCCAAAGGGCCAAGTAGGGTTTGCCACATTATCTAGCAAACTCTAGGATAGCGATCGCCATAGTAATCATTACGGCTACCATGCCGAACCCACGAGCCATTAGCGCCTCTAGTCGGTCAAAACGCTTGTTGTGTTCGTCAAGCTGCATCTGAATCATTTCGTAGCGAATACTACATTCACGCTCGTGAGCTTCTAACCGACTTATTGCTTGCTCTAGATCAGACATAACGAATCCTTACTTCTTTGCGTAGCCGACGTTAACAGCCATGATGTCAATGAACTTATACAGCTTAGCCAACCAAACGTCGTCCTTTGGCGTAGGTGTTACTGCCGCAATGATTGAGCAGACTGTGACGACCATAGGCGCAATAGCCGCTAGGTCAGATAAGACCTGTAGGACTACCACGGTACACCGTCCTCAGTCACAGGGTTCTTTTGCTCTGCGATGTTAGCCGCTAGCGAAGCCTCAACAGCGTCCTTGTCAACACCGCCTTCTTCGCTCCAGCACCAGCCCAACACCTGCTCTTCGGTTAGATCGGCATAAGGTGTGAAGTCTGGGCTAGATGCGTCGTAAGTAAACGAAGCAGTGCCGTAAGCAGAGGCAGAGTAAGTGTCGTCACCGACAGTCTCTGAGTCATTTACACGCCAGTGAGCAACGATAACGCCGCCGTCAGCCGTGTTGTGTTCCATTGTAGATATAGTCCATGTAGCCATTAGTTAGCTCCTTAAATAGCCGAAATAATAAATGCGAGAAGTTCAGAGTATCGCACCCCCATACGTGATTGCTCTTCACCAGTTTCTTCGTCAGTCCATGTTGAGTTGATGAACATGCCGTAACGTCCAGCGTTTAAGCCCTCAGCAGTAAACGCATCCTGTAGGTCTTGAGCAATGATGCCGAAGTGAATACGAGCGTCATCGCCTTTCTCTTCAACAGCATCTTTCCAGCGGAACTTACGCAACAGACCTTTACACGCTACAGCTACACGTTGCTCTGCTTCTGATAGCTCTTCGATGTCTTGCTTTTCGTTTCTGTCGGAAGTTTGGATGGTGCCGTTAGTGGCATAAATGTCTTTGAAACGCCTACCGCTGGCACCTAAATCAATTGCGCCATCTCTGGCTGTGCCAGTGCTAGTTGCTGGGGCAACAAAGTCAGAACCCATAATCACATAAGCATCATTACCAGACGGACTTCCAATGCCTAAAAAGCCGTTGTAACTGAAGATACTACCGACTGTGGTGCCGTCTTTTTTAAATGCCGCAATGGTTCCATCACTAGTAAGCCTGTCAAGATTCAGCGGTTCGTCACTGTCTCTTGTGACTCTTAAAGAGCTACCGTTGAAGTAGACCATCCCTTCGTTTCCGGCGGCTGTCGTAGAGGTACCAACCAGCAAGTTGCCAGAGTTGTCGATACGCATACGCTCATTGCTAAGCGTTGCAAAAGAAATTGCGGCAAACCCCCCAGCGCCCGGAGCATTAAATTCGAAACCA